CATTTACATCAACATTTAAAGTTACTGCTCCAGAACTTCCACCACCAGACATTCCACTACCTGCATTAACTGCAGTAATATCGCCCTCGCCAATAAAACTTCCCCAAGTAGAGCCATTGTAATAAGTTAAGGTATCTGTATCTTTTAAAAATGCGAACATGCCTTCCGTTGGACTTGTTACTGCACTATCTCTTGCAGAACTGTCGTCAAAAACCATAACAACTTGTTCTTGTATGTAAGTATTAAATTCAGACGCATTTACTAAATCGCCTGTTGTCCATGTTTTAAATCCTGCTCCAGCCATTAATTATTCTCCTTAATTATATGCAAATCTTGTTCCTATTCCTAGGCTAGCTTGTCCTAATATCCAACCAGATGAGCTTGCTGGACTTAGTGTAGCTGTCCATTCCCATTGTTGTGAACTAGCATTAACACTATGGCTAATACTTTCTATCCACAATTCATCAGTATAGTCGCTATTATCTGGATTTACTATCTTAACAGATATTCTATCGCCAAATTCTAATCCTAGTGCTTTTTCCCATATATTTATATTTTCTCTTGGATTAACTTTTAACTTATCAATTCTTACAATTGGTATAGAAGTTTCTGCTATTTTTTGGTCTATTATAGATAAAACATCAGCGTCATTTATATTTATTGTGTTTTCTGTACTTACTATTGGTCTATATCTTTGAACAGAATTAGCGTCTGATACAAATTGTGTTGTGCCACCATCTCTTGTCCATTGATAAACATTTCTAACTTCGTGTGTATCAAATGAAGTTGAAACATCTACATAAGGTAAATTAGTTCCGTCATTACTAAAATATGCTTGAATTGTTGTTGCTTTTGTATTAGCCAATCTATAATTTCTATTTCTAAATACTGCTTTTCCGTCTTTACCTATAAAAAATTGTGCGTTTTCAGCTTTTTCACAAGCTCTAATTGCAGTTAATATATTATCGCTACTACCAAATTGAGATATAACTTCATTAGTACCTGTTTGTATATCTCTTAATGCAGTTGGAAATTGAACTTGATTTAATAATCTAATAACTCTTTCACTAGAAAGTTCCTGTTCGTCCTCATATCCCAATACTGATGAAATACCTAATTCAGAAAAGCCACCTCTACCTAAGCGCCAACCAGCAGATACTAATGTTTGTGAAGTAAATATTTTAAAAGCGTCCACGCAGTTAAATACAACAGTACTGTCGGCACCTAAAGCTGGATAGCCAACTGGTATCATATCCAAAAAGCCATAAAATATTGGATATGTAACACTATCGTATTCAGCTAATATACGCATTGGTTTATATGGTTGTATTTTTGTAAGACCATTTAAAGTGTCATAATAAGGACTACTTGTATTATTTGGATTAAATCTGTTATCTGCATTTGATAAAAGTATTGCCGCAGTACCACCAACAAACTGTCCTAATTCATTCTGTCGTCCTCTTTTGGTAGTAAATTGTCTTACAAAACTACTAATGTCTGTAAATGTAATAGAACTATCAAACGGATTACTGTCAAAACCTACTTCAACGGTTATGTTTACATTATTATCAAACGCTATAGACATTAGATAATACTTATTCCTCGTCTTTTAGCCTCTGTTAAAGCAGATGATACGGCCTCCTCAATATCTGTTGTTGTACCTAAAGTAGCACCAGTATTAACGACTACATTGGTAACATTTGTTTCGCCCATTCTAGATATAATTTCTGCTCGTCTATCTGCACTTAGACCAGTTGTGCCACCTGTTGCTGGAAATTTCATTCCACCACCACCAGTTCCACCACCAGTTCCTGTATCTGTTCCTAAACCTACTCCTGTAATACCTAGATTTTTAGCTTGATTAAAAGTATCTTTAAACATTTGACTTACTTTACCTAATTCAGTTTGTGTAATTCTTGCTATTTTTTTCATAGCGTCCTCAAAACCTTTAGTACCCTCGCCAAATCCAGCAAGTGCTTTGGCTAATTCCTCTTGTGCAATAGCTTGTTCTAATAAGTTTCTTGTAGAGTTTTCACTAACTTTATTAAGTCTTTCTTGTGCCTCACGCCTATTGTCAATAGCCTCTGTAAGTAATTCATCTGCCCTAGTTAAATCTGCCTCTGCTCTTGTAACTGCCTCCATAGCAGTTTTTTCCTCTTGAGATAATGCAGTACTTTGTTTTATTAGTTCTGCTAGTCTTTCCTGTGCAACTGCTAATTCAAGTTTTTGTATTTCTGATTTATCCTCAATGGCAAGTAATTCATCTCTAGCCTCAGTAGCCCTAGCTATTGCAAGTGCCTCCTCATTGGTTACTTCTAAACCTTTACCTGTTACATCAACTAAATTTTGTTTTGCTAATTCAAGTGCCTCTGTGGCTTTCTTAACACCTTTTTCTGCCTCAATTTCTTTGGTAAGTGCTTTATTTCTATCTTTTTCAGCTTTATTAATTCTATCTTGTATGTTTTCAAGCCTGTCATAAGCACTTAATACAGATTGTAAGCCGCCTAGTAATCCGTCCTCATAAGCTTGTGCAGTTTCCAATGCCTCCTTAGCAGTATCATCTAAGGTAACATTATGTTCTTTCATTAACCTATTTAATTCGGCTACTGTATAATTTGTTCCGTCTAAAATATCATCTAAACTTCCAGTTTGTTGAGTAACTTCCTGTGTTTTTTCTCCAACGAAACCTAAATAATATTGTTGTCTTTGATATGCTCCTGTTAATTGGTCTGCCTTAGCTTTTGCCTCTGCGTATTTGTGATTACCTTTACCAATCCATTTTGTTAAAGCAACAATACCAGCAGTAACTCCTGCTACTGCTATTCCTACTGGTCCAAATGCAGCTGCAACCATACCTGCCAAAACTGTTGCTAATAATTTAGCTGCTTTACTAACTTCGCCTACTCTATTTTTAAAGTTTTGAAATCTTTCTACTGTTATTTGTAAGTGTTTAACAAATTCGGTTAGTGCAGGTACCATATCTTGACCAATGGTTATTTGTAGATTTTCTATTTGGTTTCTTAATAATTGAACTTGTGCCTTAAAACTTTCTAATTGTTTTTCTGCTATTGCCTCTGTAGTACCACCAGCATTTCTTAATTCATTTTCATAATTTCTTATTTGGTCTGTAGCACCACTTAATATTTTTACTGCGTCTGCAACACCTCTGTTTAGTCCTAATTGGTCTAATGTAGCCGCTTTCATTTCATCAGACATAGGTTTCAATACTCTGTCTAATTCCTCCACAATATCAGCAACATTTTTCATATTGCCCTCTGCGTCAAACATTTCTAGTCCTAATGCCTCAAACTCTTGTTTATTCTTTGCAGTTGCTCTAGGTATATCTCTTAAAACTTGGTTTAATTTATCGCCTGCCTCTGCACCTTTAACACCTCTGTCGGCAAAAGCTGCTAATACGGCAACACCTTCCTCTATATCTTTATTTACTACCTTTAAAGCCGCACCTGCTTTGGTAGTTAATGCCTCTGAAAATTGTTGAACTGTAGCGTTAGCTAATGTGTTTGCCTTAACCAATACATCAGTAACTCTGGTTAAGTTCATTAAGTTTTGTTGTGCGTCTTTAACAGTTAATCCTAATGCAGATTGTGCGTCTGTGGCTAAGTCTGTTGCAGTAGCCATATCAAACATACCTGCTTGTGCAAACTTGGCAACTTGTGGTAATGCCGCTATGGATTGTTCTGCGTCTAAACCTGCTGACGCTAAAAAGAAATATGCCTCAGCACTTTGACTTGCTGATATTGTTGTTTCGGTAGCTACTTGTCTAGCCGCCATAGCCATTTGTTCCTGTTGTTGAACAGTTGTGTTCATAATGGCTAATGATTGTGTTAATTTATCATCAAACTCTGCAAAAGCTTGGACACTATCAATAATAGTTTTTGTTACGCCAATAACGGCTAAGGATAAAGCACCAACACCAACTTTTGCTAATTTTGCAAATTTGCCACTTAATAATGTTCCTTGTTTACCTAAACCAGCTAATTGCGTTTGAGCAAGTTTTGTACCTGCCGTAGCAATCCTAATTATTAAGTCTGCACCTTTTCCCATTTATCTTTTCCTCTTTTTAGCCTCTGCTTGTGCTAAAGCTATAGATTTATTTTGCTCCTCTTGTTCCCACAAATAGTATGTAACCCATTGTGAATACTCGTATGCTGACATTTTAGTCCGAAGTTCAGCTACTGTCATGGATAAATCACGAGCTAAACGAAATTGAAATGCTAAATCTGGATTAGACTTGAAATTCATCAGACATTTCTGTCTGAATATCCCCTCCAATACCGTTTAAATTAGCTATTTCTACAAATATTTTATCAATAACAGTAGCGTCTTTGTCGTAAAGAACTTCTAAGGTTTCATCATCTAAAACTGGCTCTATAAGACTAGCTTTTAATAATGCCCTTTGATAATCAAATGCGTCTTTATCATCAGCTTGTGAAATTCTAGCCAATTCAATTTGCATTTTTTTAGTTAAGCCTTTTACAACTACCTTTGCGTTCCATTCTGGAATTTCTATTTCCTTTACTGGCACATCTGGTAGATTTTTAATATTTTCTAAATTTAAAATATCCATTTTGTGTTCCTTAATTTAATTTATTTAGTGAGTTCCTCTTGTAACATCACCAGTTACTTGAAAATCTGCTGAATAACCTACAACATCGCCAACTGGACTTGATTGAGCATAGCTTGTAAGTATACATTCGCCCTCATACTTAATATTTCCACCAGTAGTTCCCTCTGGCGAATATTCAAATGATAAAGTTGCTGATTGCCCAACAACTGCACCAAGTATTCCGTCTAATGTGCTATCCCAAAGACCAGTAATGGATAATGTAGCGTCCTTAAGACCTACAATGTAAGTTTTACTTCCGTCGCCTAGCGTAGTTGTTTCTGCAACATCAGCTGTTTCTGGAAAATCAACATTATTTACATAGCTAGATATATCTGTAAGTGTTCCACCTGAATTATCAAGTTTAAATACGCTATCTTTACCGTGTGTAAATGCCATTTACTATCTCCTTATAATTAATTATTTCTTCCAAAACCTATGATAGCAGTAAAACTAGGTGTAGTACCGCCAACTGTAAGTTCTGCTTTTAAGTATCTATTAACTGTTGTATCTTTTGCTACTGTTTTTACTTCAGCAGTTGTTCCTGTTGCTTGTGTAAAAGTTACCAAGTCTGCATAAGTAACATCATCAGCTGAATGTGTTATTTTAGCGTCTAATGTTGGACTTGTTCCACTAGCTGCGGATACTATTAGAAAAGCTCCACCACCATTTCCTGTTGATACTGTATTATCTCTTGCAGTACCAGAAGTGGTGCTGGTATATGTTGCATTTTCTAAAACTGTTCCATTGTATAAGCCACTATCGGCTTGAAAATCTATTGAAGTAGCTACAATATCCCCAACTGGCGAACTAACACCATAGTTAACAATATTTCCTTTACCAAAGGTTGTACCGTCGGTTGCGTCTAATCCGTCTATACCATACGCTATAACGCAGTCAGCACCACCTAAAAGAGGTTGTAAAGTGGTATCTGAGGTTGCGTCAAAGAAACCTGTAATTGTTATTGTTCCGTCTTTATTACCAGTTATATAAGTTTTACTACTGTTTCCAAAAGTTGTACTTTCAGCTACATCTGCTGTTCTTGTGCTATCAATATTATTAAAATAAGTAGAAAAATCTACTGCATTAATAAATACTGTTGTATTTTTACCATGTTTAAAAGCCATTATCTTTTACCTCTACCTCTGCGTCTATTGGTGCGTGTTCTTTTTCCACCAGAACTATATTTTCCATAGCCCATTATTCTTCTTCTTGTTTACCAGCAATTTCTTGCATTTTATTTAGCTGGTACGCTTTATCTACTTTAACAATAATTTTTTCCTCAAGTAGCCATTTAAGGCTTTTCTGTGGAATATCTTTATTAGTAACAATAGTACCTGCTACAAATTCTTTATCTTTTACTTTTATATTTATTAGCACTTCGTATTTCATGCTATTACCTCAACTATAAATTCAACGCCTAAATAATCTATATTGTTAATTGTATAGACGCCATAATTACTTGCACTTACTACTCTAACAGATTGTGCCGCACCATTCAACGAACTATCACTTTCTACTTGTGCCTTAATACTACTAGCACCAGAACTTGCTAAATATCCGTCTAATGTATCTTGGCTATCTTGAGCGTCTACTCTTGATACATAAAGATAGATTGGTATTTCATATTTATCAGCACCTCTTTGCATACTAGCGTCATAGTCAATAGCGTCCATAACACCAACAATTGCAGTAGGTGGCTCAATCATATCTGGTACATAAGCATATACAGATAAAGAAGTAATATTTGTTAAGTTGTTTTTTAATTCTGTTCTTATATTAGTTAAACTAGCCACTTCCTAATGTTCCTTTCGGTAATCTACGACTTGCCTTCCATTGTGCCTCTATTTTAAGACCTGTACCAGCTAATAATACTTTTTTTTCTGCCTCATTTTTCTTAATAGCAATTTTAAAAAATGGAATAATTGGTGTTCCTTTTTCTGCTATAGATTTTTGGACTAAAAATACTGGTATTCCTTTAGCGTCTGCCCAAGGCTTAATTGCTTTTGTAGGAGGCCAATGTGGTTTAGTTCTACTCCAAGGCTTTTTAAGTTTAAAATCCTCATCAAAAAATCCGTGTACATATAAAGCGTGGTCTGCCCTAGAAAAAACATCTATGCCCTCTGGTAATCCACCCATGCCTTGTACATGTCTAAAAGTTAAACTTCCTCTTAAATCGCCACTAAATCTTGGTGCCTCTTTTTTAGCTGTTGTAACTACTAATTGTCCATATCGTGAAAAAAAGTTTCGTAATGCAACTCCAGCCAATGCGTTAAGTTCTAATCTTTTGGCTAATTCTCTACCACCTGCGAATTGGTAAGTCATTAAAGTTTTCTCTTAATATATCCCTTAATTAGCTCTTTAGCGTCAGGGTCCATTTTATTAAAAAGTTCTATTGTTCCTGTTTGTTCATTTCCGTATACATTAAAAGGAGTGTCTTTTCTTTTCCATAATCTAGTAG